GGAATGAAGGCAATAGTCTTTTAGAGAATAAGCAATAAATTAGCGGAGCAACTTGATAGTAGGGGAATAATTGGTACGGAGAGAGGGGATAATGGGTTTTTATAATTTGAAAATAATAAACAGTGGAGATGAGAGAGTAGAAGTTTATTATTCTAAAGATTATAAGATCAGAACAGGTGAAGTTAAGAAAAATAGAGGACAGGCTAGAAGATATAAAACTAAAGAACAAGTACAGTATGAAAAAAGGAAAAATAAGCTTACTAATTTAAATAATAGCAGGAATAAGATAAATAGACTTATAGCAAGTAATTCAGATTTAGATAAGTTTATTACACTTACTTATGCAGAATCAGTAAGCATGGAAGATAGTAAAAAGCAATTAGCATATTTCTTTACTAAGCTTAGACGAAAACAAGAAGGATTAAAATATATTTGGGTGCTTGAATTTCAAGGCAATGGAAATATACATTATCACATTTTGACTAATTTAAAAATAGATATAGATACTAATAGATTTAGAAAAAGTGAAAAACATAAGGAAGTTGAGAGAAAATTTGCAGCAGTGTTTTGGAAACATGGTTTTGTTGATATAAGGGATCTTAAAGCAGAAGGCAATACAAATGTAGCAAAGTATCTTACAGCTTATATAACTAAAGATATGTTTAATAAAGAAATGGAAGGGAAAAGGATATTTGGATATAGTAAAAGCACTATGGACAAGCCTATAGTTACTAAGATATTGCAGGAAGTTAAAGATCAGCAGGAGATATTAAAGTTATTTGAAGAGTATGATATTAATTTTACAAATAGCTATAGTATAGGAAGTTTTGGAGATAAAATGAATTATTTCGATATGGTAAAAAAGGAGAAGAAGGAATGAAAATGAAAAATTTAGAAGTTTTATGTACAAAGATTGAAGCTAAATCAAATAAAGAAGGACAAGCATATTTATTAATAGATTTATTGGATATTGGAAGTGGCGATAATTTTAATTTAATGTCTAAAAATATAGAGTTAATGCAGAAGTTGAAATCAATGACAAAATATATTGTAACATTAAATTTGACAAGTAGTAGATATGGATTAAGATTAGATTTAGAAGAAGTTGGAGAAGATCTTGGAAGTATATAGATATAAATAAGAAATAAAAGTAGAGCCGTTAAAACTCTACTTTTATTCACTGTAATAATATTAACATATTTTAAATTATAATCCAATATTTTACGTTAATTTTACCTTTGTGTAGTTTTTACGCTTTTTAATATGTTGTTCACGGGAGATACGAATTACATTCGTCGTGAGGACGAGCATACCCACTTTATACGTATCCTTTAACGATAGTTCCAAAATGGACAGCCATAAGCAATATACTAACTTTTTAGCATAATCAATTTTGACGATGCTTATAGGATCAACCAAGCTAACTAATAGTTAGAGTGCCGAAGTTGGACAGTTGACTTTTTGATATGAGCGAAGAATTTCCCTTATGTAAATTCCTTAAAGAATATTACATTACTTTTTAGTTATGGTAAGATTTTTACTACACTCGTAGTATTCTTCATGGAGAAGATATTTAACTGAAGTCCAGAGTGGACTTGAGTCTGAAACTCAATACCAAAACGGTACCGAGTCAATATAAATTAACAAAATAGATTGACAAGAAAAATAAAGAAAACAAAAGTATAATGAATATATTTGCTTAAAATGATAAAATATATAGTAGTGATTAAATACAAAAGATAAAAGGAGAGATTTTTATGTCATGTAACGATTGCAGCATTAAATGTAAAGAAAGGTATACCAGTTGGTATAGTAAAAGGAAAGATTTTGACTGTATGCCTATTGGTCATGTTTTGCCTCATAATTATTTAATAGAGAACGATATCATATCTTTGGAGAAAAATGATGAGTTATTATTAAATTATATAATTAAAAATTGTTCGAATTTGGAGGAAGTATGCTATTTTGATATTACTATGGATATTATTTCTGGATTAGGAAAGTTAATGCATAGCCAAAATGATATGATTAAATATTTAATTGATTATTTGTATTTATCTTTTGGTGATCCTAATAGTGAAGATAATATTATCAAAGATGAGTATTTTAAGAGAAGATTTAGTAAAATCAAAAAAGATAGTAAATATAAAAAAGGAGTTGTTAATGTTAGGACGGGGCAACAAGAATTGAAAAAGCAATTATTATACTTGTATGGAGAGTGTTGTATTTGTGGATTAGAAAATTCTAAGCTATTAGTAGCTAGTCATATAAAGCCATTAAAGGATTGTCTATTAGAAGAAAGTTATGATATTAGTAATTCATTATTATTATGTAGAACGCACGATGGATTATTTGATTCAGGATTAATTTCATTTGATGATGATGGAAAAGTTATAATATCTGAAAAATTAGGTACTAAAGACAGAGAAATAATACATATTGAGGATAGTATTAAAATAAATACAAAAGGAATAGATATAAAATACCTAAAATGGCATAGAGAAAATGTGTTTAATAAATAAGAAAAGGGTTGGAACATTATTCCTACCCTTATTTTTTATCCCATTTTATGTCAAAACCTATAATATCTGCTATAGCTTTAACTTCCGAATATCTTATAGTATCTCTACTGAGTTTATTGCTCAATCCTTGAGGAGTTGTTTCTATTCCATATTCCTTTAATGCTTCGACTACATCAACTATCTTCCAACCAGAAGCAGCTATATAGCTTTTTATTTCGTTCCTTGTTTCATTACCCATTATTATGTATCACCTCAAAATTATTATAACACAACCAAACTAATTAGTAAATAAATAAATAAAATAATGAAAAAATTCACTAATGAGTGTTGACATGCTACACTAATGAGTAAAATTAAATCATAAGGTGAAAACAAATTTATTGTTAAGTAATGCAATTTTAATAATTACTTTAATTTTAATAATTTTTTAGTAAGTTAATTTTTAACTAAAAGATAATAAAATGAGAAAAGAAAAGGGGATAGGAATATGTGTAATTTAATTAATTTTGTAGAAGAAAAAATGGCAAGAGCAACATTGGAGGAAAGACACGATATGTTTGAGTTGGATGTTATGTCTTACGTTAATGAATTAATAGAAAATCCATGTGATTTAATTATAGTAAAAGATAACATAACAAGAACCGAAGATAATTCTATACCAGAAGAAAACATTTTATTTATAGATGCAGAAAGAGAAGATTACGAAGAAGTAATATGGAATATGTTTGTTAATAACAATAAGACAATATTTAATGCTAGTTTTGCTAATAATTATAGCAACTCATGGATGAGTGTGATTTACAGCTATACTGGAGAGAATCTAAGAGTAGAAAAAATCAGTTAAAGATGAGTGTAAGTGGAGAGCAGCAAGTAGTTATATTTTTATTAAAAGCTGATTATATAAGGTGTTACAATTAGTCAGCTTTTTTAAATTTAGTTTTATATTGGAAAAATGAACTTAAAAAGTGAAAAATTTTCTTGTAAAATAGTTACAGAAGTTAATTAACTAGATTATAATTAAATACCTTAAATTTTTTTAGTTTATGATTTTGATATTTTATATTTGTATAATTATATCTAAATTAGGAATTAAAAAGTTTTACAAAAATGCTTTGTAAAATTAAAAGTTGTGGATAGGATATAAATAGAGAAAGGGAGAGATCTAATTTATGAGAAAAGAAGAAATTATAAAAATTACAAATGAGGAATTAGTAAATAAGCTAGGGGCGGAACAATTAGAATGGTTTAGGAAAGTAATTTATAGATATAGAAAAAGAGATTTATTATTTTTTAATGTTGAGTTCCATTTGCTTTCAGAACTTGAAAATGTAAGTGCTAATACTGCTGGAAGATATATATTTGAAGATTTAACAGAAAAAACTGAAGAAATACATAAAATTTATATATTGGACAAGCAGTTAGATGACTATAAAAATAATTATTTTGCAAAAAACTATTGGACTAAGTTTTTAAAAAATGAAGTTATAGATACAATTAGACACGAGATTTTACATGCGTATGTTAAGGAAAAATTTAGATATTTGTGTAAAATAAATAATTATGAGGCTGATGCAAGTATTATATTTTTAATGTATTTACAATTTTTTAGAGTTAAAAGTGGACATGATTGTGCGTATTCATACAAATACTCTGAAGTATATAAGAAAGTTAAAGAATGTAAAGATTATGAGGATTTCTATTTATTAGTTATTGATACCATAAGGAGTTTAAATGATATTCAAAGAAAGTTAAAAGATAAATATGAAGATAAATCTATAAAAATAAGCTTTGGAACTAGAAATTCCAGTTTGTATAAATTTATTGGTGCAAAATCAAGGTATATAGTTAAAAAGGAAGAAAAACTTAAGCTGATGGAAGTTGAAGCTATTACATTTAGAATTGGATCTGCAACACCTATATATAAAATTGAAGAATTAATAGATAAAAAATTAAAAAATACAGAAGTAGCTGAAATAAGAGAAATTAAAAAAATATATATGAAGAAAGTTGGAGAAAAAATTTATAGTAAAGAGATTGTATTAGACGAAGCTTCTTAGAAAAATAAAGAAATTATAAAGGGTTTAAATGTAATAAACTTAGCTCCACTAACGGTTTCGCTAAGTTTTCTGATACGGAAGCGTAATAACTTCAATTAAATTAAAAAGAAAGGACGTGTTAAGATGACAGAAATAAAAATATTCAGCAAGAGAGTGGCTACTTTATTAATTGGAAAAGGTCACAAATTAATTAGAACAGAAGACAATAGAAAAGATAAGAAGTTTTTAGTGTTTATATTTCAGGATTCAGGGGAACTACGTAAAGACTTAACTGATATAAGCAATAAATAAATTTAACTGATATTCAAAGGGTATTCAAAAAGGAGGAATTTATAATGAAGAAACAAAAATTATACAACGTTACATATTTAAAAAGTAATACAAAGATAGAAATAATTAAAATGACAGAGAGTCTGATGTGGGAGATGTTAGAAAGCTATACATCAAGAAAGTTAGATGTAGAGAATTGTAAGGATCAGGATATAATAATCAAAGTATTTTTACCAGCAGATGAAGATAGAGCAATGACTATTCTACAAGATGGAGTTATTCATAATGATAAGGAGTATATACCATTTGAAACTAGCCCAAATATGATGAAACAAGAAGAGAAACGTAGAAAGTGTCAATTTTTATTCATTAAAAAAGAATATGAAGGTTTTAAGAAAATTTATAGAGACATAGTAAGTGCAGGAATGATAAATAAGCTATACAATGCACCCAAAGTATGTATTAACAAAGATATATCAGCTAGAATTTCATTAAGTTTAAGTGGGGCTAATAGAGTAAATAAACTACCTTATGTACTGGTTTTAGAAGGAGACCAATTCAAGCACATAGCTAAATATTCAACTTTTATAGATGGAAAATTAGTTGATGGTGAAAAAGAGAAAGAATTTGAATTTGCAGATGGATGTGGATTTGCAACTCCTAAATACTTAGATGAACTCCAAAAAGAATTAAATTCAGAACATAGAATTGATTTTGCAGGAATCAGAATGTTTCCATTGGCAATAAAAGGACTAGCTATAAGATGCGACTTTATGAAGTATTTTGAAGAGAACTATATTTACAATAAAGATGTATTTGAGAAACATGGTAATACATTCTTAGTTAGAGATTATTTTGGCAACAAGATTGATTTGTCTAAAGTGGATTTAATTGTTAATACTAACATGGCTAAGTGGGCTAAGTTATGGGAAGATGAAGAGTTTGAGGATATAAACAAAGCTATTCAAGAAAGAATAGATGAGAAATTCAAAGATGTATTAAATTCCATTTACATTACTAAGATTAATAAAGAAGCCGTAAAAGAATACTCTCAACTGAATTATCAGGTATTTAACAATGTGGCACTAACAACAGAAGAATTAAGAGAAATTCAAACACCTAGCAAGAACTACTTAAAAGAATTATTAAGCTTTGAAGATGTAGATAAAATTAAAATATTTATGGGTGATATTGCTAGAGATGATGAGGATGAAGAAGTAAGAACATGTGTAAAGGCTCATAAACTATTACAAATAGATGAAAGATTTATTAAAACTGGAGTTGTAAAAAAAGAAGTATTATATGGTATAGAAAGAAAAGCGCATGAAGTAGTATGTAAGCCTTATATAAAAGGAAATTATAAAACAGTAGCAGTATGTCCTATAACTTATCTAAATTGGATAATGACTAGAAAAATCGAACCAGAGCTAAAAGAGGGTGAGTTTTATGTACCAAAAGAGCAAGGGAAAAGAGTTGTAGCTAGAAATCCTTTAGCGGTATTTAGCGAAGTACATAAGATAGAACTTGTAAAAAATAAAAAGTTGGACAAGTATTTTGGAGAACTAACAAATGAGATTATGTTTTGTAACCAAGCAGACAATTTAGCTTTTATTAGTTCTGGAATGGATTACGATCTAGATACCATTGGAGTATGGGATAATGATATATTATACAATGCAGTAATAGATCCTAAAGATAATTATAACTTTAACTATGCAGAAGATGGAGATACAGTAAAATGTAAATGGTCAGAAGAAGAAGAGTTTTTAGCTATTTTAAAAGCATCAGGCAATTTAATAGGTAGTCTTGCAAATATAGCTAATAAGATTAGTACAGAATGCAATGAAGTAGGTTATATATATAAAGGGAGATGGTTTTCTAAAGCTAATTTACTTAATGGCTGCTATTTAATAATACATACTGATGATAAATTAAAGTTAGATAAGGCATTAAATAGTTTAAATGCAGTCAAGGAAATAATTAGAGGTGGAAACTATTCTTGTTATGCAGATCTATACGGAATAAATATGACAGAAGAACAATTTTTAAATGCAGAAAGGCAGAACTATTATAAAGTTAAAAGTGAAGTTGATACTAAGTTTGAAGGTAAATTAATGCAATTAATTGGAGAAGGTAAAATAGTAGATTTAAGCAGCCAACCTACAGAAGTTCAAAGAAAATGGTTAATTAATAGATTCTATGAAAATAGAGAAAAGGCATATTATGCACTTCAATTAAACCAAAAAGCCATTGATGCTCCCAAAACTTTAGCATTGCCAGATAAAAATGATATCGAAACATTAAAGAGTTATACATCATTAGAAAAACATCCTCGATTTATGTACTACCACAAATTTACTAAAAATAAAGATGCCGTTGAAGTTGATTGGTACGATACAGAACAAACGAATTGTGCTTTAGACATTACAGCAGATGAGATAAACAAAGAATTAATTAAGCCTATAAAGGAAGCTAAGAAAAAGATAGCAGATAACCCTGCAAGGCTTCGTAACTTATTAAAAGAGTATGCAGAAGAAAATGCTAAATGTATAGAAGAGATAGCAAAAACTAAAAAATATCACAAATTAGTTGGTGATGAAGCTAAGAAAATAAAGGATAAACAGGCTAGGGATGAATTCTGGGTAGAGGAAAAACTTAAAATAATAGACAATATTAAAGTGCTAAGACAAATATACACAGATAAAGAAATAGCACATGCTTTAGTTTTTAATGAATGTTCCGTTACTTTTATAATGAACTACGCTTGGGATATTGTAGAAGCAGTAATAAACGCTAAAGAACGTAAAGTTTACATTTATGCAGAAGATGGAGACATAGATTGGATGTTTAAAAAGTACAAGAAAAAATTAGGTAAGCTAGTTAAAGGCAATTTACAAGAAACTTACATAGAACAACTAGAAAGACAAGCTAATTATGTACAGTTTAATATTGGTGGATTAACTGGTGTTGGTATTGGAGAAGGTGATGCAATTAAAATAATTACAAGAAAATATGTAAATAAAAATGGAGAAAATAAAGCTTCCTATGATGTTTATGTAGATAATCAATTAGTTGGATTTATTTACCCTAACAGTATTAAAGCAGAACTAAAAGATAGTTATGTAGTTAAAAATGCAAGTTTAGAAGGTAAATACATCAAAATAAAGGTCGCATAGCAGGGCATAACGCCCTTACTATGCTTTCTAATATGAGCTAGTAGGCTTAGAGAATAGGTATAAAAAGAATAGGGGAGATCTAAATGAATAATTCAAATAAAAAATATTATGTAGTAAAAGATATTAATTTTGCAAGAGTTTTAAAGTGGATTTGTGGTCAAGACTATATGGTTTTTGATAGTAAATTTTTTGAAGGTGAAAAAGTGTATAGCTTTGAGAATACTGAAAAACTTCAAGAGGCTTTAAGAATTGCAAATGAGATTAAAAATAAAGCAAGATAAGAAAGGAGATAATGACAAATATGACAAGAGAAAAATTAAGATTAACAGATGCAATGATTAAATTTGAAAAAGAGTTTGAAAAAGGTGTGCTAAATATACTAAATGCACCTCCTGCATGTGGTAAGACTACATATATATTCAACGAATTTTTAAATAACACCACAAAATATATAAAAGGTGTGGAAGAAAATAAAATGTATAATTACTGCAATAGATTAGGTAAAATACTTTATCTTTGTGATACAAGTATGTTAAAGGATTCAGTAGCTAATGAAAATAGAGACATTGCAAAAGTGTTTGGAAAAGGATCTATAGTAGAAGCTAAAGATTTTAACAGCCTAAAGAAACTAGCTAGTGAAGATAATGGAACAATAAAAATAATGACCTATGCAACTTTTGGATGGTTTATTAAAAACGCCAAAGAATCTATTTTAAATAATTTTAACATTATAATAGCCGATGAAATACACAACTTATTTAAGTATTGTAAAAAGCATAACACAGAAATGAATGTAGAAGGAAAGAAAGTACTTAAAGAAGGTGCATATTCTTCGGTAATAAAAAATTTAGAAGAGATATGCAATAAAACACTTTTCATAGGAATGACAGGAACAATGAACTCAATTTACGAATTTCAATCACAATTTGGGTATTTTGTTAAGCTAAAACCCATTTTTAGAGATAATGAAAGAAGTAAACTATTTACATATAACTATGAACCTACTTATGTAAATTGCATGTTTTCTAGAATTAAATCTTTTGATTGGAGTAGCGTTATCAAAGAAAAAGGTTATAAAATATTTGTATATACTAACACAATAAAACAAAGCGAAAAATATAAGAAGTATTTCGAAGCAGTTGGGTTAAAAGCAGAGTGGATATGTAGTACAAATAGAGAAGATAAAATAGAGGAACATGTTGATGAAGAAACAGGTGAAGCTATAGTTGAAAAAGTTCCTACTATGAGGGGCTATAAAAAAGAAATAAGAGATGAACTTGTAGATGAAGGAAGAGTACCAGATGATTTAGATGTGTTGATAGTAAATAGTGCTTATGAAACGGGGTGGAATCTAAGAGATGAAAGATTTCAAATTGCATTTATAGATACAACAGACCTTGAGGAGCAAGAACAGGCTAGATATAGATTGAGACATGATATAATTGCGCTATATTGCTTGTATAGACAGTATGATGATGAAGGTGTAGCTTTAGAAAAAGGACAATTTGGAGAAATTATTCCTTGGGAGATTTACTTAGGTGCTTCTACTTATAGATATGTAATAGTGCATGATTATGAAATGCGTGATATTGATGAAAAATACTTAGGTATTAAATTAACTACAGAAATCAAAGAAGAACTTAAACACTTATATGGTGTTAGAAAACTTAAAGATAGAGATGTTACTTGGAAAACATTGAAAAGAGACTTACAAGCTAAAGGTTATATCGTTAAGACAAATTCAAGAGAAACTTACATATTTAAACAAGGTCAAGAAATTAAAAAAGATAGTAAAAAGGTTGTGAAGAAGATGAGTAAATTAATTGAATTCTTAGAAAAACATGATGGAAAAAGATTAGATAAAAAAGGGCAAGATAAGTTAAGAAATTTAATTAATCCAACAGTTGATGGAGAGGTTTTAAAGACGCCTAGCAATATAAACAATTACTTTTCAAGTGTTTTAAAAATAGACTTCGTTATAATACCTAAGAAGAGTGGTAATGTAAGACAATGGCTAATAGAATCAATACAAAATTAAAAAATGTCCCAATAACAAAGTTCTCTAAAGTGGCTTTATAACTGGGTTTGATAGTGATTTTTGGTTTTTAAAATACTAAATTTATGTAGATTTTTCCGTTTTCCTATTTAAGAGATAAGAGAACAGGATTTTCTACAAAAAAGGTATATTTACAGACAAAAAAATGCCTCTCAGCCTACTAAAATCAAGGCTTGACAGACTTTTGAAAATGGGACAATTTTAAAATTATACACTTTAATTATAACATAACTAGAGATGCAATGCAAGAGGTTAGAGTATAAATTCTGACTTCTTTTTTTATTGTAGTACATATTGCGAAGGATAAAATCCGAGCAAAGGTTAGGGCGGTGACCGGTGACAAGAATTTATGAAATGAGGACGTAAGGACGAATGAAGTAAAGGCTTGGCAAACCTAGGGTGCGTTTAAAGTTGTTTCCTTCACAAAAAAGGAGACAAAAGTAAATAAAATCAGAGTTTTAAAGGAGTGAGAGTGGTGAGTAAAGATGATTATAATTGTAAATATTGTAATGTGAAAGTTGTTTTATTAAAGAGTGGCGATATATGCTGTCCAGAATGTGGACTCCTATATAAGATTATCTTCGATACTAATAAAGGAATTAATAGAGTTGTTGCATTAGAAGGTGAAGAGATAGATAGGTAGTCCAAACTAAAACGTTTGTCCTACCTTTTCTCAGTATGGAAGTGTACAAGCTTCTAAATAAATTAAGAAAGGTGATGTGTTAATAAATGGAGATTAACGTAGGAAGATTAAGAGAATTAGTAAAGGAAATGGATGAAATATTAAGTGGATCTAAGGCTGAATTAAATTATAAATATAGAGAGTTTGTAAAGCAATATGTAACTGAAAATGGCTCTGTTTTAGATGAAATTAAACAAAAGGATCTTTGGAAGAAGTTGAGTAAAGTGACTGGCACTAATATATCTTTAGGAAAGCAGCTTAAAGAAATGGCAGTTGGAAAGATATGAAAATTGATTTAGAACAATTTAATTTACCTTTTTAGGAGGATTTTGCATAATTGTGTAGAAATGTGTATCTAAGGAGGTGGTTTTGTGATTAGAAGCATATTATTTACTGGAGACAAGTTTTTAAATGTTGACTTTAAAAATATAACGGCAGATCAATTAGAAATTAATGGGTTTGTAAAAGGTGTTGGTGAAGTTGTTCTTAATAAATTAGAATTTGATGCTAATAAACATATAAACAATTGTAAAAAAGTATGTGAAGTATGTAATTCTGATTTAGCTGTTGTATATAAAAATGAATTTGATGATAAGATTACTATAGAGTTTTATCATAAAAAATTAGCATAAGATGTTTAATTAAGAGCAGTAGAAATACTGTTCTTTTTTTGCATTTAGACAGGTAGTTTCGCTAAAAACGCTACACTACCTTTTCTGATGTGAGATATGATGCTTGAATAGTGTTCTAATTAGAATAGAATTGAGGCATTATTCCTCTATTGCAGCAGTGTTCTAAAAGTAGAAGTAACTATGTTACACAAAGAAAGTGTTGCAGATCATTACATTGTAAATTTTTAAACATGTAAATGGATAATTTGCTAGTTGATGCAGTTCGAATCTGCCTTCCTCCAAAAGTAATGAAAACTAGCTAGAGATTCACTTTTAAAAGAAGGTTAGAAAACCTCGGTAGCAATACTGGAATCTCGAAGTCTAACATAAAAGACAATAAAGAAATGTTTTTTTAATAATTTACTCATAATTTTGTTAATTGGGGGCTATTCCTTGGCCTCCTACTCCTAAAAAAAGGTAGATTCTAATACGTAGCTAATTCTTGTCCCATTTAACACTCCTTTTATTCCTTTAATTTTTATAGCTACGTGTTAGAATGTGTCTTTTAATTCACTCTCCTATAAAGCAAAAGGAGGAGTCAATAAAATGGCGGTGCTTTCTTAATGCAGCTATTAGAGGTCATAAGCCCTTATGAGAAATGCAGAATGGGAATAAAAAGTAAAGGAGAAGTGACTAGAATGGAAAAAATTTATGAAGTTGTTGGATTTATAACGATTTGGGGTGGTGCAGGTGTATTGATAGGAACATTTGTAGATGCATTGGAGCAAGCATTAAAAGAAAGAAAAAAAGCTAAATTAGCTAAGAAAATAGGAATTAAAAGATAGAAGGGAATTGATGAATATGAATAATAATTTAGAAAAATTATGTAGATTTTTAATAGGAAATAGAGTATCAGATAAAGATTTAGTTGTAGGCTTTGATGAAAATTTAGTGATATATAAAGATTACGAATGGGACTTAGAAAGAGATGAAGTTGAAATTTCTGACTTTAGACCATTCGATTGTGCTAAGTTAAAAATAACTGATATTGATGAATATAAATTGACTATATTTGAGGATGGCAGCATAGAAGTTGAAACTCCAGAAGAAAAAGAAGGTAGTTGGTTATCTCTAGAAGAAGCTATTGATGAGATAGATAGGCTATTAGAAGTTAATAAAGATCTTGCTAAAAGATGCGAACTTTTAGAACAGACGAATAAAATAGATAAATTTTTAAAATCTTATGGTGTAGGAAATTTAGGTGAAGCAATAGAACATTTTAAATCTATACAGGATTATGCAAAATTATGTAATAAAGTTTATTTAAATACAATGTTAACAGGAGTACGTTAATTCGTACTCTTTTATTTTAAGAAAAGCGAGGTAGGAAACATGGAAAGAAAGAAATATTGTACGGGATTTTATAGTATGCAATTGTTGTTATCTAATGTAGAAGGAATTGAGATAGAAGACATAATAATAAAAGAAGTGGAGACTAGAAAGTATAAAAATGTATTATTTAGTTTTCCAGGACATAAAGGTCGTGAGGTAGCAGCTATTATAAATAAGTGTAAAGATAATGTAAATAAAGTGCAAATAGACAACTTTGAAAAGCTTAAAGCTAAAAGAAAAAAATTGTTGGATGAGTATTATAAAAGGAAGTGTAATTAGATGAGCTTATTCGAAGGTAACAGAGATAGAGTTCGTTGGGATGGTAGGAGCTTAACAGATGCATGGTACAGGCTTTATGTTGTAGACATAGAAAGACATGAAAGCAACCAGTTCGGTGTTTCTAGAACTGTAAATATGGTAAATAATAAATTTATTTCTGTAGAAGATGAAGTTTTTACTATCGATATTACTTTTATAAAAGCAGACTATAATAATGATTCTGATGAATGGGATAGGTGGTATCTTGATGAAGTAGCAGGGATTTTATTTGAGCATAAAGAACCTAAGTTACTTGAAATTGGAAGTAAGATATACTATGGGTTATTTGTTAATGGTAGCATAAAAAAGATAAATAAAAGGGGCTACTTTACAGTAACATTCCAAAGTGTTAAGCCAACTTCATTTGGAAGCTTAATAGAGTATAGCTATTATACAGCTAATGAAGATGATTATATAAAATTAGAAAATAGTGGACTTTACGATACTTATGCAGATATAACTATAAAATGCATCGAAGATGGAGAACTGGAACTAACAAATTATAGTTGTTGTGGATATACATTAAAAGTAAATATGATTAAAGATGAAGTAATAAAAATAATTGGTGAGACACAAGAAATATTGGGTGATGGCGATGCTGAATTTGATACTGAAGCTTTAAAGCTAGAACGTGGTGTTAATAGAATTAGGGTAACTAGTACAGGAATATTTAAATTTAAATATAATTGGCAACCGGAATTCCCATTAATTTAGGAGGATAGAAATGAATAAAAGTTTTGAAAGATTAAAATTTAAGATAGAAAATAGAGAAAAATTTGGCTTTGATAAGATATGTGTAATAGCAAGCGATATAGAATCTTTAAGAGGTAGCATATTAGCTATAAAAAATACTGTTGATTTACAAGGTGTAGAAATTGAAGGATGTAGTGGTAACGCAAGTAAATTCGATTGCATAAATCCAGATGAATATTTATTTATATTAATAGGCTTCTGGTATAAGAATGAAATGTTTAATGATGCTAAAGTGTTTGAAAAAGTAATAAGATTTAAAAATACAATTAATATAGGATGGTAAGATGGGATTAAATAAATTTTGTTGTAGATGTGATGCTATTATTAGTCATAGAGATAAATATTGTAAAGAATGCCAAGAAGAAATAGATAGAAAGAGTAAGGAAAGATTTGAAGCTTATCTAAGATATAGAAAAGCAACAGGAAAAGATAAAGAGGCATATAGGAAGTACCGTACTAATAGACCCGATGGTGAGTACCAGGCATTCTACTCCAGTAAGGAATGGAAGAATAAAAGAGATAAGATTATGGCTAAGTTTAAATACATAGATCTTTATGCTTATTATAAGAACAAAGAAATTATTCAAGCTAGTTTGGTTCATCATATTCATGAAATCAAAGAAGCTTATTCTGAGCGATTAAGTGATGATAATTTGATAGCAGTTAGTAGTAAGAGTCATAATAAAATACATAGAAGGATGAATGAAGGTGAAAGGGAAATTGTAATAAAGGAATTGAAGGATATGGTGAAGCAATTCGAATTGGAATTTAAATCATAGCCCCGTCAAAAATTCTGTGGGGGAAAATTAAAAAATCCACGCCTACATTAGTTTTTGTCACGCATTTTTCCTTATTTGAAAAAAAATATCGGTTAGAAAGGAAGGTTATATTTTTGGGGAAATCTAAAAAGCCTTTAGCTATTAATAAAGCACATTTAACAAAAGAAGAAATTGCAAAGAGGGAATTCACTGAATCTTTAGTAAAAGGAAATAAGGATAAACTAAAAGCACCTTCTTGGCTAAAAGATGAGAGAGCGAAAAAGGAATTTACTAGACTAGTTGATGAGTTAACCACAATAGATATTATTACTAATTTAGATGTAAATAATTTAGCTTCATACTGTGAGGCATATAGTAATTATGTAAAAGCTACAGAAGAACTAAATGGACAATCTTTGACTATTAAGAAGTGTATGCCAAATGGTTCATATACTACGGTAGAAAATCCATTAATAAAAATTCAAAAATTATATGCTGAGGAGTGCAGAAGATTCGCAGGACTTATTGGATTAACTATAGATAGTAGATTAAAATTTGCTAGTGTTAAAGCAGAGAAAAAAGAAAATGAAATCACTGATGAATTTGGTGATATTTAGAGAGTAGTTTTATAGTCAATCAGGGTATGGTTGGCTAAATAAACTACTTTTTTATTTTAAGAAAATAGGAAAGGAAGTGAGAAGAGTGGAGAGAACGCCTAGAGAGTGGCTAATTAATTATTGTAATGAAACAATATCAAATACTAAGTATAGGTGTTTGAAACATAGACAAGCATGTCAAAGGTGTTTAGATATGTTAAAGAAAGAACATGTCTATTTTGATGAAGAACAAGCAGATAATGTTATTAAATTCTTTACATATTTAAAACATAGTAAGGGAGTTATGAGTGGTAAACCAATAATATTAGATGGTTTATCTAAATTTATAGCCTATAATATTTATGGCTTTAAATATAAAAAGAATGATTATAGAGTTTTTAGAAAAGCTTTTATTTCAATGGGACGTAAAGGACAAAAATCACAATTACAATCAGGATTTGCATTGTATGAAATGTCGGTAATGGCTACTAAATGGAACACCATGAATTATTGTACATGTGCAGGTATTACTAGAAAACAAAGTAAGGTGATATTCGAAGAGTGCCAATTGATGTTAAGAGGTTCAATTTTAGCATCTAAATTTAAAATAACAAGAGATTCTATTACACATATTAAAACAATGAGCAGATTAGAAGCACTATCTAAAGAAGCAAAAAAAGATGGAGAAGGGACAAATGTTCAACTAGCAATTATAGATGAATACAAAGATCATGAAGATTCAATGTTTTATGAAATAGCTGAAACAGGACAAAGAGCATTGCCACAACCTTTATTGATTATAATATCAACTGCTGGTAATAATATTAATTGCCCAATGTATACACAAGAATATCCTTATGCTGAAAAATTATTAAGTGGAGTAAGAGAGAATGAGAGATATTTTACTGTTATATGTGAAGTTGAAAAAGATGATGATATAGATGATTATTTAGTGTGGCAAAAAGCTAATCAATTATTATTTACATATCAAGAAGGTATAGATGGACTATTAGACGGTTATGCAATAGCTAAAGAGATACCAGAAAAGATGACTACTTTTTTAGTTAAAAATCTTAATATGTGGCAAACAGATGGTGGGAAAAATGCTTATATTGATATAGCAGATTACGATAAATGTGTAGTAAATGAACCACCAATTGATTTGAATAATAGAGAAGTATATATAGGTATAGACGGTTCATCGAAATATGATTTATTTGGAGTAACATTTCACGTTCCATTTATAAGAGAAGATAAAAAGCTATGTATATATCAAGAGACTTTTGGATTTGTACCTGATTTTGAATACATACAATACCATAAAGCAAATGATAAGATGCCATTTGATTATTGGAATGAAAAAGGATGGATAAGACATACGAGTAATGAAGTAATAGATATAGTTCCTATTATGGAATTTTGTTTTAATAAAATAAAAGAAAATAATTGGAAAGCTAGATGGATTGTTGATGATTCTAATGCGAGAGATGTTTATTTATATTTATTAGATAGAAAGCAAGAAGTATATCCAATTTTTCAAAGTAAAAAGCATGTAAGTGATCCAACAAAAATTTTTAGAGCTAAGATTAAAGATGGAACAATGTATTTCTTAGAGAATGATAGCTTTAAATGGCAATTAAGTAATGCTTATGTTGAGGTTGATCCACAAGATGAAGACATTATAAAGATAGATAAAAAGAAGCAGAGAAATAGAATTGATTGTGTAGATAGTTCAATATTTGCAACTAAATTAAGTGCATATTGGAAACCTAAGATTTCTTTAAGAGATAAAATAATGAGTGGTGCGTATAGGTAAGGGGTGATTAAATGCAGAATATAATTGATTATTTAGAAGAAATACTTATAATATTAGGATTTTTAATGTTTATAACCTTTGGTTTTATGCTAAGTGTAAAACTAGGGGTTTTATTTATATCCGTAAGTTTATTTATATTAGCATTTTTAACAATTATATATAAAAAGAAAGTGGGTGAGGACAGTGAAGGCAAGTAGGTATAAAAAAGTAGAAAATAGAGTTGAATATAGAACTGCAATGGAGTACGTGGAAAGTTTCCTTGATAAAAATTCTGGTAATATAACAAGATACAACGTAATGAGAGAGGATGCTACAGTATTAGCATGTGTTGACTTAATTGCAAGTACGATTGCTACTATGACAATTCAACTCTACAGAAAAACTGATAATGGTACTAAGCAGATTAATAATAAACTAACATATTTATTAAGTGGGAGAGCTAATAAAACTGTAAGTTCTTTTAATCTTATAAGAGATTTTATAAAAGATTATTTATTAAATAAAGATTCATTTGTTGCTATCTTACACGAAAAAGGTGAGGTAACTGAATTAAGAAATTTAGATAAAACTATAACATCTATGAGCAAAGTAGTTTATAAGAATGATTATATCATTGATACAGCCTTAGATGAAAAGCCTATAAAATTTCCATACGATTCAGTTTTACATATATCGGATATAGAAGATAGATTTTTAACTATAGAAAATATATGTTTAGCTAAAAAATACTGTAGCAAACTGGTTACAGACTATTTCAAAAGTGATGGAAGTAAACCTCTAAAGGGCATTCTTAAAACTGCTGATGATCTTGGAGAAGAGGCAATTAAATTCTTTCTAGATTGTTTTGTAAATAGGATGCAAAAAACAGGATATTCTATGTTAGATAATAATATAGAGTTTCAACAATTGTCTCAATCGAGTACGTTTCAGGAGATGCTTGTTAATGAATTGAAAGAAGATTTGGATAATGAAATCTTTAAGTGTTTTAGAGTTCCAAAATCTCTTATACTAGGTGATGGTAAAGAAAGTAGCTATGCAAGTTTATCTATTATACAACAACAATTTGTGAAATCTTTAATGCCAGTAGTGAAGCAGTTAGAACAAGAGTTAAATTATAAATTATTATCTGAAAAAGAAATAGCAGAAGGTTATTACTTTAAATTAAATACTAAAAATGCAATGAGAATGGTTGACTCAGAAAGGGCAGATTTCTATAAAAAGATGCTTGAAATGGGAGTTTATTCGGTTAATGATGTTCTTGATTTAGAGGATAGAGATAGAATCGAAGGTGGAGATAGTCACAGAGTTAGCTTGAACTATTGTGATATAGAATTTGCTAATGCTTATCAGTTATCTAAATCAGGATTTAATAAGGATGAAGTAGATTCAACCATAGATAAATAAAATAATTACAGGGACAAGCAAGGTAGTGAGAGCTTAACTAATAGAACGGAAGGAAGTGAGAGAATGAATAAGTTTTATAATTTTATAGAAAATGATGATATTTGCGATATTTATCTTTATGGTGATGTAGGTGCTTGGGATGAAGTTAATTCATATGATTTTAGAGAAAATTTATCTAAAATAGATGATAATAAGCCAATTAATATTCATATCTCAAGTTATGGTGGAGAGGTGAATGAAGGACTTGCAATAGGTTCATTAATAAAGCAACATAAAGGTAAAACAACTGCAATTATAGATAGTTGGGCTTGTTCTATAGCGTCAATTATTGCATGTAGTTGTGATGAAATAGAAATGTATTCATCTAGTATGCTAATGATTCATAACGCATTATGCATGGCTATTGGAAATGCTAAGGAATTAAGAGAACAGGCTGATATATTAGATAAAGTTACTGAATCTCTTAAAACAGTATATCTTAGTAAAGCTAATGAAAGTTTAACATTAGAAAAACTTACTGAATTAATGGATAATGAAAGTTGGTTAAGTGCTAATGAATGCATTGAATATGGTTTATGCGATAGAATAATTGAAACTCCATCTAGCATGGTGGCTAAATTGGACAAAGGTATATTAAATAAATACAAGAATGTTCCTAGTCAAGTTAAGGCATTAATAGATGAACAAGATGCTAAACAAAAGCAAATAGAAATACAAAATAAAATTAAATTATTAGATTTAGAACTTGCTTTATTATAGTAGGTTCTTTTTTTATGCAGAAAAATAGAAAGTGAGGAATGAATTAATGAATAAAATAATGGAACTTGAAAGAGATTTAGAAAGTTTAAAAAATAATGCAGAAACTTTAAAGAATGAAGGTAAGATTGATGAGGCATTTGAAATAGTTAATCAAATCAAAGCAAAGAAAGAGGAAATAGCAAAAGCAAGAGCTATTGAGGCTGAATTATTAGAAAATAAAGGAGAGGTTGAAATGGAAAATAAAGTTTTGGAAAATAATAAGAAAGAAGAGGCATCATTTATTCACGCTTATGCAAAATCTGTTATGGGGAAACCACTTACAGAAGCAGAAGATAGAGTATTAAAGAACGCACTTTCTGGCGAAGAAAATGTTCAAATCAAAGAATTCTCTACAAAGGTTAAAGAATTATTAAGGGAAAATAGAACTCTATTAAAGCAATATGTATCTATACATAAAACACCAGCAATATCAGGACAATTTCCAATTTTAAAGACTACAGAAAAATATTTAGTTGATGTAGTGGACGGAGTTGATATGTCTGGTGATGATGATGGTCTTGGATTTGAATTAATCACTTTCTCTTTAAAGAAGAAAGGTAGATTATTCCCACTAAATGAAAGTGTATTAAAGTTCACAGCAGTAGATTTAATAGCATATGTAGCTAGATTATTTGTAGAATGTTACGTTATGACAGTTAATAAGGCTATATTAGATAAGCTAGTAAAAGAATCTAATGGTACAGACTATAAAGCTCATAAAGTTGTAACAGGAGTTGAAGATGTAGTAGACGCTACTATGTTAGATTTAGATTCAGCTTTAATTGAAGGTTCTGCTTTATATATGAATAGACAAACTTTAGCTAAATTAGCAAAGGATAAAAATACGGAAAATGGATTAAGATATATCCAAACAGATTTAACACAACCAGCTAAAGCATTTATTAATGGTGTTCCAGTTAGAGTTGTAGCTAAGGAATTAGAGCCTTATGAAAAGGATTCTAAGAAAGTATTCCCTATCTTATTTGCTAATATGAAAGAAGCAATTATAATGTTCGAAAACGAAGAATTTACAACAGAAATTCAAAGAAATTTCAGAGCAAATGTTGTTGATCAAAAAATTATAACTTACTTTGATGTTCAAGAAGCTGATAAGGAAGCTTATACAATTTTAGGTTTAGAAGAAGCAATAGCATAGTAAAAAATAGGGGGCGTAATTGCCTCCTTAACAATGAAAGGAAGTGAAATGAATGAACTTAGAAGCTAAACTTATAAATCAAGGCATAGTAATTAAAAATGCAATTGATGAAAGTTTAATCTTTACAGAAGAGTTTAAGCATTTATTTGAACAAGAGATACAAGAAACTACTTCAATATTAAGTTATATTCCTTGTTACTCAATAAGTGCTAAAAAAGTAACAATTCCTCAACTAATAGGATTAACATTAAAAGTTGAAGAGGGAACTGGTAAAATAACTAACAGTTCAGATAGTATATCTATTAAAGCAATTACTGCTGAGATGAAAGAAACAAACCTAAGTGTACCACTTGGAAAAACAGCTATTGATTTACAAGGAGAAGAATTAAAGAAATATATATCTAAGAGATTGGCAGATTTATATGTATCTTCTCTTTATGTTAGATTAGCAAATGAATTAAAAGTATTAGGCCGTCACGAAGAAGGACAAGCTACACAAAAATGGATAACTGAATTTATGAAGGCTAATCTAAAAGGTGATGCTTTAATAATAATGTCTGAAGATATGCCTTTAAAGATTTCTGATTTTGATATTAGCAATGGAAAATATACTGTATTTGGTAAAGAATGTATATTTGTCCCAAGTGAAATATTTAACGGTATGATTATCGTAGATAAAAAAGCTATAGAATTCTATCAAGCAAGAGATAAAGAAAGCTATATAGATGAAATAAGTGGAAATAGAAAAAATGTAACTTATTTTGGCATAATAGATTATTGCAATTTCTTAATTAAAAATCCTGATAAGTGTTATTCATTTACAATGGTGGGATAATGAATAATTTAAACACTTATTATAATAAAACTTTTAATAGTATGACTGATTTTGTAGATTTCTTCATGAATAAATCTAAATTATATATAAAAGTAGATTATGACTATGAAGATGATATAATAAAAACTTTAATTAATGCATCAATTTCTGAATTAGAATCAAAGATTTCTTATAAATTTAATAAATTAGATGTCGAAGAGATATCAAGTGCAGAGTTGTATTTATTAGCTTTTATTTCACAAGCTTACAACAATAGAGATTTAACAATAGAGTCAACTAAAAGTAATGTAAATAGAATGTTTTCAAGTATGTTAGCTTCATTAAGATATAAAAATAGGAGTGAAAGTGATGGATCTTAATACTAGAATTGATTTTATTATTGAGAAAAATATAACTGATGAAGATGGATTTGATATATCTACTAAAGAAGTGGTTTATTCATGTTGGGCAAATAGAAAAGTCCTTTCAGCTTCAAAAGAATTTTTATCATCTGGTACTGATAATTATAAGGAAGTAGTTAGTTTTGGTGTTAGGTATTGTCCTTTTACATCTGAATTGTATTCGTTAAGTTATAAGATAAAACATAAGGGGAAAACTTACAATATAATTCAAGTTGATGATACTTCAAAGGATTTTATTTATCTTAAAGGAGAGTGTGTAAATGGGCAATAGAGCTGATGGAATAACGATTATTGGACTTGATGAAGTTATAGATATAGTTAAAAATATGGAAATAGATGATTTTAAAGAAACTAGGTTGTTAAATGAATGTAAACCGTTTACCGAAGAAATAAAAGCAAATCAAACTGTTTTGACAGGTTCACAATTTGAGGGGTGGCGTGGTTCAGTTAGAAAGATAGATGGAGAAAAACATTTTGTAATTTCTAATGATGATTTTTCATGGATTTTTGAGAACTACGGTACAAGTATTAGTAAGCATAATGTTGGATATGTTGATAGAGCTATAGATTCTAAATTTGATGAAGTGAAAAAATCTATGATTAAAGTTATAGAAACGGAGTTAAAATGAGGAAACAATTAAGAAAAGATTTATCTGATGATAGAATTTTAAATAAATGTGATGGAGGTATACATTATCTTCATAAAAAAGAAAATGTACAATTTAAAAATACATATATTGAATACGAAATAATTGAACATATAGGTAATCAATATTTTGGTGATAACCGAGGTGTTGATGAATATGTTATTCAGGTTGATGTATTTACTAAGGGCTCTTTTGTTGAAATTTCAGAAGCAATTTTAAATGTGATGGAAGAAAAGGGCTATTTATTTATTAATGACTATGATGCTTATGAGAATGAAACAGAGTTATATAGTTATAAAGTTAAATTTAGATATTACAAAAATAGGAGGTAATTTTTATGGCAAAACAACAATTAAATGGCGTTAGCATAGGGCTAGGCAAAATAAGATATTCTGTATTAGGTTCAACTGGTTATGAAATTCCAAAGGAGTTAGGTGATGGAATTTCATTCACAGTAACGCCAAGTGAATCTACTACTCCGCTTTGGGCAGGAGATAGACAAGTTTTGGTTGATTCAAGTATTACAGCAACAGGTACTTTTGCAGTTCCTGCAATATCAAATGCAGATATGGTTGCTTTATTTGGCTTTGAAATGGGAACAAAGGGAGAGTTAATCTATAAATCTAATGCTATAAAACCAACGGTTGCATTATTTATAGAACAACATAATAGTAATGGAGTAACAGATTACATATCTTTATGGGAATGTAAGTTACAATTAAATGCTAAATCTGGTAACACAAAGACAGATTCTATTACACATGGTACATCGGAAATATCTTTTGAAGTAATTATGCCTGAAGATGCTATATGGATGAGTGTTCAATCATCTGATGAAGATGACTTTGAGAAACCAACTTTTGAAACTAAGCCAGTAAAACCCGTTAAAAAAGTTGTTGCTGGATAATTTATAGGAGGGCGTAAAGCTCTCCAATTTATAAGGTAGGTGATTGAAATATTAGGAGAAAGAATTAATTGGAATGTAGAGATGGGAAGTAAAAAATATGTTTTAAAGTTTAATATTAAGGCCTTAAAAAATATCTATAAGCTTACAGGAATATCACCTTTTGAATTTATAGATAAGTTTAATAGTGATGATTACAATAATACATATTTATATCAAATGTTAATAGCAATGAGTGATCTAGAAATAACATTAAAGGATTTAACTACAATGGTCACTGAAGAAAATAAAAGTGAATTTAAAGAGCTTATAATATTGTATTTAAATAAAGAGTTTATTTCAGAATTTGAGAGTGAAGAAAAAGATTATAATGACAATAGTGGTACAGAGGAAGTGGATAAATTAAAAGCATGGATAAATTGGTATAACTATTATTATTATGTAATGATATATCAACTTCACATGTCGGAAGAAGAATTTGAAGGTCTTACAGTTAGAGAGGTAAAAACATTAGCAGATTACCATAAAATGTTTAATAAAAACACATTACTTTCTGCATATATAGATGTTATTAAAAGTAAAAATGAGAACAAAGAAACTACAGTAAGTAATAATATTAGATTAAAAGATGTGCTTTTAGGCATTGCAAGATAATATAGAGGGATATAATATAAGGGATTTACACGTGTTCCTTTATATTATATCCCTTTTTTTTATAAATAGAAAGGACGTGATATAATGGCAGGAAATCAAAATGTAAGTTTTACATTTAGTATTAATAATGATAATTTTAACAGTAAAATACAAGCTATGAATAAAGAGATGAAAACATTTGAACAAGAAATAAAACAAGCCTCAAATGACATTTTAACTAATGGTAAAAATCTACAAACATTAGGAAGTAAATATACTGCAATCAATAAAGCTTTAGAACAAGCAAAAGAAAAAGTAAAACTTTATGAACAACAAATAGACAAGCAAAATTCAAGCATAGAAAAAAGTAAAAATAAATTAACAGAACTAGGTAAAAAGAAAGAAGAAGTAAATAAGACTTATGAAGAGTCTGTGAAAGTAACAGGAAAAGAAAGTGAAGCAAGCCTAAAGTTAAAAGAAGAGTTAGATAAATTAAATCAACAATATAAAAATACTGAAAAGAGTATTACAAGCAAGGAAAAGACTTTACAGAATTATGCTGTATCTTTATCCCAAGCACAAACTCAAGTTAGTAATTTAGAAGTTGAATTAAAAAATTGTTCTGATGCTATAGAAGAACAGAGTGATAAATTTGTACAAGCTTCAGAAAAGTTTACAGAAGTTGGTTCGTCATTTGAAAAAGTTGGTGGAAGTATATCAGATGTAGGAGACGAAGCACAAAAAGCAGGAGCTTTATTATTAACAGCTAGTGCAGCATTAGCTAAAATGGCATCTGGGTTTGAAAGTGGTTTAGCAAAAGTTAATACACTTGTGAATGATTCAAGTGAAGGTATGAAAGCTTATGGACAAGAAGTAATGGATTTATCAAATAATACAGGAGTTGCTGTTACAGATCTTACAGATGCTCTTTATGATGCAATTTCAGCAGGAGTTGATTATTCTAAATCAACTGAATTTATAAATGATGTTAATAAAGTTGCGGTTGGAGGGTTTACTGATATTGCTTCAGCTTCAAATTTACTTACTCAGGTAATGAATATATATGGAAAGTCTGTTGAGGATGTAGGAGATATAAGTAATAAATTATTCTTAGTTCAAAAGAATGGTGTAACTACAGTTGGACAATTAGCAAGTTCGATGGGTGAAGCTATGACAATGGGTGCTAGTTATAATGTTAATTTAGAGAATATATTATCTTCATATGCTTCGCTTACTAAGCAAGGAAGAACTGCAAGTACAGCGCAAACCCAATTGAAGGCTATGATTCAGGAACTTGGAGATACTGGATCAAGTGTAGGAGAAATATTAAAAGATAAAACAGCTAAGAGTTTTACTGAATTGATGAAAGAAGGCAATTCACTTTATGATGTTCTTAAAATTGTAAAAGATAGTTGTAATGGAAATGAAGATGCGTTTAATAATTTATGGAGCTCTACAGAAGCTGGATTAAGTGCTATGTCACTATTATCTAAAGATGGAGAGTATTTTAATAGTACATTAAATGATATGGCTAATAGTGCTGGCTTAACTGATGAAGCTTTTAATACAATTGCAGAAACATCAGAGTTCAAGTTTAAAAAATCTATAAATGAAGCTAAAAATTCACTTATAAAATTAGGAGAGAGTTTACTACCTTTGATGGATGATGTTTCTGATGGTATAAGTACAGTTGCAGAATTTATTAGCAAATTAAATCCAGAAGTAGTAACAAGTATAGCTAAATTTGGAGCATTGGCATTGGTATTCGGTACAGTTATGAAAGCAACTGGAGGCTTAGTAACAGTATTAGGAAAAGGGGCAACTGGAATATCTTCTTTCTTAAAAATAGTTGGAGATGCGAAAGAGTTAGGAAGTTTTACTAAAGCATTAGGTAAGAGTGAAACGGCCATAGGTGGATTAATAAAAAGCTTTACTGGATTAGGGTCTGTAAGTGGAGTTTTAGCATCTTCTATATTGCCAGTAGTAGCAGTTTTAGGAACATTGACAGCTGGTGTTTATGCTTATAAAAAAGGTAATGATGCTATTAATAAAACTGTAGCAGAAAGCAGAGGAGAATATACTACCTTAGAAAAAGTAATGGCTTCATTAATGGGAGTGCAACTTAGAAGTAGAGAAGAGTTAGAAGAATTAGGTTTAGTTTATAAAGATTTTAACGAAAATATTTCAGATGAATTCCAAGAATCAGTAAAAGATATGACTACCGATATTCACGAATTTGGACTTGCTATGAGCGAAATAAATGTAGATGGTGTATTTAGTGAGGAAGAAGCTAATGCTATGACAAGTAGAGTTGATAGTGCTTTAAAATCTACTATATCAGCTATAGAAAGTAAGTCGCAAGAAATGCAAGAAGGATTAAGTAAGGCATTTAGTGTTGATGGTGTAATAGATGAAAGCGAAAATGCTTTATTGGAATATTGGAATAATAGAAGTACAAAAGAAAAAGAAGAAGCACAGAATCTACAAAATGAAATAAACAATATAATTCTAACAGCAAGAAATGAAGGTAGAACATTAAATCCTGAAGAGGAGGCTAAAATAAGAGATTATTATGCTCAAATAAAGCAAATAGAACTTGAGGCACTTGCAAGTAATCAATATGAAATAGAATATGTCACACAAGAATTCCAAAATAGAATTTCTACAATGGATGCTGAATCTGCTAAAGAGTTGCTAGGGCAAAGATATGAAGAATATAATGAACAACAAATAGCTACTAAATCTAATTATGATACATTAATAGCTATGGCCAAAGAAAATTATGATAATTTAAGTCAAGAGGAAAAAGCACAGGTAGATGAAACTGTAAAGAGGTTAGAAGATGCCAGGGATGAAGAACTTAGAATTAATAAAGAGAAATACGATGCTAACCTTCAATATGCTTATGAACATAACGAAAATTTAAAAACAGAATTTAATAGATTTACTGGTGAATTAGTAGCAGAAAAAGATAGGGCATATTATGAAGAGTATGAACAAATGTTGTCTCATTATCAAGATATAGAAAGTATAACAGAAAGTGGTTATAAAAGGGTTCATGATACTGCTACAGGAACTTGGAAAGATGTTTATGTGAGTATAGATGCAACTACAGGACAATTAAAAGGTGTATATGATTTAAATACTCAAAATGTTGCAGCTATGACAAAGAGTGATGAATCAGCATTAAGAGATGAAGTTGCTGTATGGAATGAAACTAAAGCAGGAGTATTATCGAATTGCTTAATTATGGGGGATGCTTATATTGATGCTAAAGGTAATATAACAGATTCTAGTAATGAAATAATAGGTAAATTAATTCAAGTGGAAGATGAAAACGGAAATTTGGTTGATACTATAGTTGATGCTAATAATACACCTTTAAAAATTGGAGAAAATACCGCAGATGTAATTAAAAAAATAAAAGATACTCAACAAGAGATTAAAAATACTGATGGTAAAAAAGCAAATATAATAGTAACTGATAATGGTACTGCATCAACAGTTCAAAAAAATATTGATAATATAGCTGGGAAGACCGTTATAGTAGGAGTTGAGTATAAAAATGGCAAACCGACTTATAATGGTAGCACTATTTATGCGACAGGAACAGCTGGAACGCCAACAGATCAAATAGCAACAGTAAATGAAAATACTACATGGGAGTTAGTAGATACACCTAGTGGAAAAGAAGCAGTATCATTAGGAAGAAGTTTATTAGGTGAAATGGCTTATTTACCTGAAAATACAAGAGTTACAACAGCTTTAGCAAGTACACAGAAAATGGAGCAATCTATTCAACGTGAAGTTTCTAGTCAGGTTTCTAATTCAAATGAACAAGTAATGAGGGCTATAAATAATCTTAGCAATGCTATAGGAAGTATTAATAAGAATAATAATACAAATTTAAATTTAGATGATGTACTTGATAAAATAGTAATTGAAACAGTGACAAATTTAAATGATAGAGAAATTATGCGTGTTATTACACCTTTGATTGATAAAAATTTAAATAAATATAACAAAGTAAGGGGGAGATAAGGTGCTTAGGATAGATAGTAAATCAACTAGATATTTAAACAAAATAAAAATAGATGATTATGATTTGGAACGATTAGGATTATATCTAAAAAAAGATTACATATATACATATGTCATATCAAAAGAAGTAGAAGAAAAATGGATACCAGGTAGAGACATGCCATACCATATAGTCAAAAGAAAATTGCCAATTGATATAGATATTGAGTTTAATATCAAGGAATCAATAGATTTTAATGGAAGATATAAAAGAATAGAAAAATTCTTAGAATCTGCAAAAGAAAAAATATTAACTATAAATGAAGAAGAGAGTGGATTTAAGATATATTATACTGAAATCACAAATATACAACGTGGAATTGGAAATGATAAGATAACTATTAAGTTTAGATGTTATCCAGATATTTATTCTCTTAAAAATTAAAATTTCAAAATAAATTAAATTATTAAGTGTTAGAGTTTTTAAATTCTAGCACTTTTAATTTTAATAGAAAGGATGTGTTAATATAAATAAATTATTATTATTTAAAGAAGATACTAGTAAGCTTGAAATAATTAATAGAAATGAAGAAAAGCTAATAGCAGTGTTAGATGATATATGTTTAGATTATAAGATAAATTATAATTTAGACAGCAATCATACTATTAGTATTACATTAGATAGTTCTTTAGCTGAAGAAAAAGGGATAATAAATAAAATAGGGTTTAAGCAGATAATTTATGCTAAAACACTAGAAAACAATTATGAACCTTTTGTATTAACAGGTATAGATAAAATTCTTGATGATACAGTAGAGTTAGTGGGTATACATTGGTTAACAGAAGTTGTAAGTAAGATATTTTGCTTAGACTTAAAGCCAAGACAATTAAATGCTAACAATATGTTAAAGCATATTGTAGAAAATAGCGAAGAATATAAAAGAAATGAACAATATACAAGGGACATTGAAATAAGTGGTAATATTGATATTTTAGTGAATTGTAATCTTTGGCAAACATCTTTAGGAGATTATTTAGAGGAGTTACAAGCCTTATATGGTAATTGCGAAGTTAGAAAGAAAGGTTTTATGATAAGTCTTGTAAATAAGGTTGGAAGAGATTATCCAGTTTATGAGGTTAATTATGGAGTTAATCTTATATCTAACACTATATCAGAAGAGTATTTAGTTTATAAAGGTGTACTAGGTAAAGGATATAATGGAATTTTAGGTGATATACAGTACACTAATAAAGTAAAAAGTGGAATGACTAAAGTTGTACAATATAAGGTTAGATTAAGAGACGATCAAGAAGATGATGAAAGTTATATATATTATGATACAGAAGAACAATGTAAACAAGCTTTAAATGAATTAGCTAAAAAAGAAGTTGAAAATTTATCTGACATTGTAGTTACTTATGATGCAAAATACTTAGATTTAGCGACAGTAGAAGAAAGTAATACTACAGAAAAGACATTCCTTGAAGTAGGAGATGTAGTTAACACAAAAATAGATAAGTATAATCTAAACATAAATACAAGAGTATTTGAGTTTATATACGATGGAATGGTAGAAGAAATAGAAGATGTAACTTTAAGTAATGCAGATATTGGATCTTTAAAAGTGCCTACTTTAAATTCAGTATCAAAAGAAGTAGAAAATAAACCAGATGTAAATGAAGTAATATCTATTACTAAATTAGAATCTACTAATATATTAAATGCAGGTATGAAAAATAGTTATGTAGTAGTTAGAAAGAATGAAATTCTTGTTATGGATAGTCCTGAAATTGATAATGCTGTAAATGTATGGCGTTGGAATAAAAATGGATTAATGCACTCAAACTCTGGTTACAATGGAATCTATACAATGGGTATGAGATACGATGGAGTTATATTTGCAGATTTAATAAAGGCTGGAATATTAAAATCATTAAATGATAAAACATGGATTAATATGGAAGATGGTTCTTTTAATTTTGCAGATGCTTTAAAACTTGTTGATGGAAAACTTGTATTCTCACATACCAATGGTTCAGAAGGTATAACTATTGATAAGGGAGGATTTAAGGTTACTACTTACTCTTCGACAAATGGAATGGAAGAAGTAGCGAAGCTAATAGCAACATCATTTTCTAAAAATCGTGACCAAAACGGATTAAGCATATGTACAACGGGATATGGAGATTATATTCAAATTGGATATGAAAGAGAAAATGGGGCTATAAGAGCTGCCATGTTTTTTGTGCCAGTTGGAGTACCGGGAGAAGCAGGATTACCTTTTACAGATGCAGGAATATATATAAAAGATAAAACTTTTGTTGAAAATTTAATTAATTTTAAATATGGATTATATTTAAAAAGCAATGGAACAAAAGATCATGTAATTTATAATGATAGCAGCAATAATTATCTTAATATATTCGGAGATAATGGAATAAACTTAGGTTTTTTTAATGGAGATACACCCACAAATAGATTGATTTTACATGAAGCTCCACCAAGTGGAACAGGGGACTTAATTGAATCATATGGGAACTGGAATTTTAAAGGGTATACATTGCACAACTTAACGCTTGCGAACTATAAGTTAGCTAATACATATGCAAATACAGAAACAAAAACAGTAGCAAAAGTTAGCGCATTAGAAACTAATAGTACTGATAATGTTAGATATATTTATAAAGATATTACAAGTAAAGATAATAAGATAATACTTAATATTCCTGGCGAATATGTAGGAAGAAGTTATACAATAGTAGGAATAGCCAAAAAAAGATTTGGAGATTATGCAATAACATTAGAAGAAGAAAACAGATTTATAATTGAAACAGATAGAGAAATGACGATGAATATAGAAATAAGCATAGAGTAAGGTGGTGACAAAAGATGGAGACGTGGATTAATTTTATTAATAATGTTGGTTTTCCAATAGCATGCACTTGTGGACTAGCGTTTATTCTGTGGCAAATGTGGAAACAAATTAAGACTACTTGTGATAGATTAACAGAAACAAATGCAGAATTAGTAAAAACTAATAGTAATTTAGTTGGATCTATAAATGTTAAGTTAGATAAGTTAATAGAAGAATTAAAGTAATTATACTTCTATTTAATATCATCGTAAATGATACTATATAATAAAATAAAAAAATGATTTAAAGAAAAATTTGAAATTATTGCGAACTAATTAAGAAAATTTAACAGTATAATACTTGCAAAATATGATATAATTAACTTATAATAATTTTCAACAAAGACTATTATAATACATTAACGAGGGAGAGATATTATGTTTTACAAAACAAGAACTTATATTGCAGCTGATTGGACATCAGAGTCAGATGCGATTGAAAAATTAGAAAAGTGGAATAATAGCAAATATTGGGGATTATCATTTACAGATGCTCATAAATTGAGTTCATGTCGAAGTGATGATACAAATAATTGTAATATCAAGAAGAACTGTTCACAAAATTTAGATCATTCTAAATTTTTTGTGTTAATTATTGGTGAAAATACTAAAAGTATTCGTGCAGGCTACTGTATGTATTGTAAAGCATATTGTACTTGTAAATACATATATAAAACTAACAAGTCTTTTGTTGAGTATGAATGTGATTATGCTGTGAGAAATAATTTGCCAATTATTGTTCTTTATAATTCAACAAAAGTTGATAAAAGCAAATGTATTGATTCCGTTGTAAATATTGCTAAAGCTCATGCTAAAATGAAAAAGAGTGATGGTAGTTGGGATTATCAAAGTGTTAAAGAAGCTTTTGACAAATTAAGTTGGTTTAAATGATGAATTATATTAAATACGCTATTTCACAATATTTACATTGGCTTGGTATATTTGCAACAGTATTAGGAGTTGTAGCTATTTTACCTCTTAGTCAATGCATAGCAATATTTATAGTTATAAGTTGCGGATTATTAGCGTTTATTATTCCGTTTTTAGAATCTATATTTAGATGTGAATTTAAACTAAAAACCATTGGAAAATCAAATGTATCATTAAAATTTGGAGATTTATTTAATGAAGAATGTTTTGTAATTACAACAAATCGTTATTTTGATGTGGATCCAACAGGAGAATATATATCTAAAGATTCGTTATTAGGACGTTTCGTAGAAAAGTATTTTCATAATAATGTTTCAGAACTTGAAAATTTAATTAATTTAGAATTATCAAAAATAAAAAATAATAATATAGAAAAATTTGATTATGGGACATGCATAAAAATAAATTATAATGAAAAAATAATATATTTTTTAGCATTTACTGATAGATTTAAAGCTGACCAGCCAGATGATTTCTATGAAAAAACAATTCAAAGATTTTTGAAAACAATTAATAATGAAAATCATGGAATGACTATTTCGGTTCCGTTATTTGGAGATAACAATAATCTTAGTGACTCTGGTTTTTCAAGTACAGAGATTTCATTTAAAAGTTTTATTGCAATGATAAATAATTTTGAGATAGTCAACCAACGATCGGAACTAAAACTAAGAATTGTTGCATTGCCTGAAAACCAAGCTAAATTAATAAATGTAGTGAAGTCTTATTCTAAATAGAAAAATGAAATATTATTAAGGATACCGTATTATTCAAAAGTGAATATACGGTATTTTTTAGTACGCAATTCAAAAATATTATGAGCGTATTAAAATAATAAAACAGGAATTTTAAAAGGATTGACGGTCACAAAATTGTGATTGTTAGTCCTTTTTTTATTTTTAGGAGGTAAGGTATGAAAGGAAACAAATATATAATAAATGATAATTATGTTGAGATGATAATAGAGAGCAAGGTTTATGGTGTAATAAGAGTTAAAATAGATAATGATGATTTAGAGAAATGCAGTAAATTAACGTGGCATTATGCCAAAAATAAAGATAGTAAATACATACAAACAAGAATAAAAGGAAAAATGATAAAGTTACATAGATATATTATGAATATGAATAATAGTAATTTGGTAGTAGATCATATAAATAGAAATCCATTAGATAATAGAAAATCGAATTTAAGAATATGTAGTTATAAAGAAAATAGTTTTAACAAAAGCATAAGAGTAGACAATACTTCAGGAATTCCAGGGGTAAGCTTTCATAAAACTAATAAGAAGTGGAGAGCAAAAATAAAATATAATAATTTAACAATTCATTTAGGATACTTTGAGGATATTAATGAAGCTTTAATTAATAGAAGAGTTGCAGAAGAAATATTGTTTGGAGAATATAGTCCTAATGAAAAAATGGAAAATATTGAGGAAGAGTTATTATATAAAGCTAGAGAAAATGTAATGAGAAGAATAGAAAATAAAGTTGCTTAATTAAAGTTATTTATATTGAAAGAAAATGAAATTTAGTATATAATAATACCAATAAAGAAAAACGATATAAACCAATAAACATATTGTTATGTTTACTAGTTAAATTTATATTGTTAAAAGTACGATAAACGGCTTGGTTGACAAGTAGAAGCAATTAATAAGTTATTTGGTTATACTGTTCATAATGAAAAAGGTAAGCCAACAAACTCAGAGTTTATTGCTATCATTGCAGACAAGCTAAGATTAAAAAATAAAGTATCTTAAAGCTAGTAATATAGCCAAAATTGAAAAATCTCATACCAACCAATACTAATAATGGGGGTATAAAAATCGGATTTTCATACCAATAAATATACAAAATATATCACTTCTAATTCATAGGTTGGCAATTTATGATTAGGAGTGATTTTTTATGCCAAGAATTATTAAAACAAAAACTATTAATAGTATAATTGTAGAATATTTAGAATATTGCAGTTATAAAAATTTAAGATTAAAAACTATAAAATCTTATCATCAAACTTTGATGCTTTTTGCAAAATATCTTGAAGAAGAACTAGAAATAACGGACATAAAAAAGGTCAATAAAAAAGTAGTAGAGGATTATTTAGCTTTTACAAAAGATAGAGGAAAGTATAGTTTTGCATCTAGCGAAGCTGGAATAGAAAAAGCAAACATAGATAAAAGACATGATGTAGATAAAGAAATATCAGATGTTACTATAAATGGTTATCTAAGAAATATTAAGGCTTTCTTTACTTATGCAGAAGAAAATAACTTAGTTAAAAAGACTAATATCCATTCAATAAAATCTTTGAAAGTAAATAGAAGACAAAAGGAACAATTAACAGATGAAGAATATAAAAAGTTGATTAAGGTATTAGATTTGTCAAAGTTTCATGAGTTTAGAGATTTTATAATTATCAATTTAATTTTTGATACTGGAATGAGATTAGGGGAAACTTTACAACTAAAACTTGAAAATATAGATTTGTTTAGATGTACTATATTTCTTGATGGAGATATTACAAAAGGAAGAAAAGACAGAGTAGTTTTCTTTAGCTATGAAATGCAAAAGCTATTGCAAAGATGGATTAAGTTTAAAGATGTAATACAAGAAAGTGATTTAT